TACTCAGCAGATGGAACGCGAATTGAGGGAACTGTTGATGTATCAGTATGGCAAGGATGGCTATCAGGAACTCGTTGATCTCCGCAGGTCTATTGCTGCCCAGAGAGAGAAAACCATTTACCTGCAAGAACGAAAGCGCAAGGCGTTATTTTGGAATAGTATCCAGATCACTGGGATAGCAGTTTTAGGCTATGCTATCTATCTGGTCATTAGTTTTATTTTGAGGCAGTAATATGTACCAGTTTGATGAAGATATGCCAACCCCAAACTTTTTGCACGATGTGGCAAAAGGCAATATTTGGGATTCTAGAGCATTAAATATATTTGGCTTCAACCGCACTGTCGGCACTGCCTTTGAAACTCTCTGGGATGATGGCGGCAACTATGTCTACCCTTCCTCTGCTGTTGTTATGGATGTCGTGTCAACATCTGCATCCGATACGATGGATGTTAAGATCAATGGCCTTGATTCCAATTATGCAGAGATCAGTGAGACTGTCACCCTGACAGGCACATCGGCTGTTCAAACTACTGCGTCTTTCCTGCGGATTAACTCTGCAATTATTCTAGCTGGCTCTAATGTTGGCGATATATCTATCTCAAATGGTGGGGCTAATTACGCCTTTATCGGTGCAACGATTGGCACTACTCAGAGCAGCGTTTACACTGTCCCCGCAGGTCACTCGATCTACCTGTTTAGAATTGATGTGACATCTGGCACAAATAACGGCAACAAATACCTGACGTTTAGAAACGTAGTTAAAACTAGCACTGGGAGAACATTGAGAGTTGCAGAAGCGACATTTGCCACATCGCAGGTCAGCTTTGATCGCCAGGTGCCGTTTAAGATCACAGAGAAATCAGATTTTCATTTTGAGGCAAAAAGCAGCAGCTCCGAAAACGAAGTCTCAATCTTTATCGAAGCAATATTAGTCAAGGATTCATAATGGCAACTGTAAAGGAAGCATTGATCCGCTTAGAAGGGCACGAGAAGGAATGCGCTATCAGATACGCTAATATTGAGAAGCGGTTGGATGATGGCTCTGAGCGATTCAAGAAAAGCGAAATGATGCTGTGGGGCATTTACCCCCTGATAATCGGTTTATTCTTAATTGAGAAAGGTATCTTATGAGTTTACTGGCAACCCTGGCACAGCCTATATCTGGTCTTTTAGATAAGTTTATCGAGGATAAAGATCAAAAGAATGCTTTGGCGCATGAAATTGCGACAATGGCAGAAAAACAGGCGCATGAAAGTGTTATGGGGCAGCTAGAGGTCAACAAGGCAGAAGCTGCCCACAAGAGTTTATTTGTCGCAGGATGGCGGCCAGCAATCGGCTGGGTCTGCGTACTGGGCATGGCGGGTAACTTTATCACCATTCCAATCACCAATATGATTTTAGAACTGGTCGGCTCCGATGTCAGTGTCCCCTTAATCCCTACTGGCGAGATGATGCCTGTTCTGATGGGTATGCTCGGACTTGGAGCGATGAGATCGGTGGAAAAGGTTAAAGGCGTACAGAGGGACAAATAATGGCTAAAGCAACCAAAAAGAAAGACGACAAACCTAATTACTTTAAGCCCAAGGAACTGGCTTGCAAGCATACTGGTGAGCATGGGTTCGACCTGGGGTTCCTAGCTACCCTAAATGCTATCCGACATGAGTGCGGCTTTAGCTTTGCCCTGTCATCTGCCTACAGAAGCCCACAACACCCCATAGAAGTGCGTAAAGAGGTGCCAGGGGCGCATACAACTGGCAAGGCGGTTGATATACTAGCCAACGGAGAAAAGGCGTTAGAGATCATTAAAGTGGCTCAGAAGCATGGTATTAAGCGAATCGGCATACAGCAGAAGGGTGGCGGCAGATTTATCCACCTAGATGCCTGTACTGAGGATGATGGGTTCCCCTGCCCTGCTATCTGGTCATACTAGGTTCCACATAGAACATGCCCTGCTAAGTGCGGGGCTTTTTTTTGCCTGTTGGTTTACAAAACAGTTTACTTTATGGTTTAGATAGGCCACAATGTGCATTCATTCAATAAAACAAGGTAATAAATTATGTCAGATTACAACGGCTGGACTAACAGAAACACTTGGTTGATAAATTTGCACTTTGGTGAATTGCTAAATGGATATACTGAGGATGGAATTGAAGTTACTGCTGACTTTATTAAAGAAATATGGTTAGACCATTTTGAGCTAGAAACAAAACATCTCGACGCAGTTGTTATGGATTTTCTTGACTTTGACGGCATCAACTGGGAAGAAATAGCTGAACATTATAAGGGGGAATAAAATGAACGATATTAATGATCTTAACGATCTGGAGCGCGGTGAGTACGACTGCGTTTTAGGTTATTCTGCCCTAGAGGGGCAATCAGACGCTTACTATGTTGGATATGGTGAGCAGTACGCCAAAGAAATGACTGTAGGAGGTCAAAATGAGTTTATCTAAAGAAGTCTGGCAGACTTTATCTGCCATCGATGTATCTCAGCATATTGAGAAAAAAGGCAACCTATCATATCTGTCGTGGGCTTGGGCTTACGGCACTATGATGGAGCATTACCCAGACCTACATTATTCCTTTGAGGAGGATAAATGCCAAGATACTGGCACTGTTGAAATTAGTTGCGTGGTACATATTCACACTGGCACAGAGCGCGAACAGATGATGATGCGCCATATGTGGCTACCTGTCATGGACCATAGAAACAAGGCAATAGCCAACCCTGACAAATTTGCTATTAACTCTAGCAAAATGCGCTGTTTGGTTAAATGCTTTGCAATGTTTGGCCTTGGTCACTACATATATGCTGGCGAAGATATTAACCCTGTCGTTGCAAATGCTGTTATTACTGGTGATCAAGCAAAGGAGCTTAAGGCAATGATTGACGAGACTGGTGCTGACAGAGAGAAATTCTGCAAGTGGATGAAGGTGCGTTCTGTTGACCAGATTCTAGCGGTGCACTTTGATCGCGCTGTTGCCGCACTAGAGGCCAAGAAGTGATTATCCTTGAACATGAGCAGGGTTCACCAGAATGGCTTGCTGCACGACTGGGCAAGCCATCCGCTAGTATGTTTTCCAAGCTAATTACGCTTACTGGGAAGCCATCTACTTCTGCTGATGGGTATGTCAATGAATTAATCGCGGAACGCCTTACAGGGCAATCTGAGCCGTTTCATGTTACCGAATGGATGGAGCGCGGCACAGCGTTAGAGCCAGAAGCTAGGGAGGCATACGAGTTTATATCTGGCAATGATGTAATCGAGACTGGCTTTATTCTCGACACTAGCTTTGAGTTTGGCTGTTCGCCTGATGGCTTGATACTGGAGCAGGGGGGGCTAGAGATAAAATGCCCAGCCCCTAAAACGATGGTTAGCTATCTTAGAGACCCCCAGGTTGGGGTCAAGAAATACTGGCAACAAATCCAAGGTTGTATGTGGATAACCAAACGTGATTGGTGGGACTTCTTTGCCTATCACCCAGAAATGCCTCACGTTCTAGTGAGGGTTGATCGCGATGAGGAATACATCGCAAAACTAGCCATCGAAGTCCAAAGGGCTGTGGCTGAAATACTAAACCAAGTGGAGAAGTTAAAATGAAAGTAGGATTATCTGTAAGAATTGATGTAACCAAGATTGATAAATCACGCCTGTATAAAGGCGCAAAGGGAACATATCTTGACCTGACGACCTTTGTGGATACCGAGCAGCAAGACCAGTATGAGAACAATGGCTTTATCAGCCAGTCAACCACCAAGGAAGAGCGCGAGGCACAGGTGCAAACGCCTATACTGGGCAACGTAAAGGTTTTCTTTACTGATGGCCAAGCGGTAGCCCCTGCAAAGCAAGCTGATCTGACTATCGAGGAAATGGACGAAGATATACCCTTTTAAGGTAAAAAAAGCCCCCTAGAGCATCGCTGCTTTCGGGGGCAAACCATAGGAGGTTGCGAGTCGGGGGAACCCGCCCAATTAATATAACATAAGGTTTTGAGTGATGGAATTGATCGACACAGGCAAATGCTTAATTGCTGCACAGAAAGGCAAGGGCGTAAACAGCCGCCAGCTTGCAAAACTAGCTAACACATCGCCACAGCAGGTATTAAGATGGCGCAAAAGCAGTAACCTAAAGCTGCACACTATCCAGTTACTATGCTCTGCCTTGGGTATAACGATTGATGCTTTTATAGCATTTGGTTATAAGTAGGCAAATAGGTTTACTTTGTAGTTTGGATAGATTAAGGTGCAAAAAGTATTCGGGCTAGTGGCTGACGAACTCTTTAGATTAAACGTCAGAGCGTGGTTGACCCTCCAGAGCATAGCCCCCGCAGCAGATCGGTTTCTGCTAAGGGATAGATTAGAGATTCGATACGAATACAAATAAACCGCTGAGTCGCATTGCCCTCAGATCGTAAATTTACTTTGACTCTAGTAAAAGGGTTATAACGCTTTTAAAAAAGTTATTAAAAAATAATTTATTAATTTACCAGGCGAGGCTTTCCGAGCCATAGGAGCATAAAATGAACATTGATTACAAAGATATTTGCCATCGAGTTGGTATGAGTGAAGAAGGCTTTATTAACTGGACACAGGCTTTTGAGTTTGGCTATGTGTTTTTTGAAGAAGATGATCTGGTAGGCTGCGTTTACACTGATGGCGATGAGGGCTTTATGCTCTTTGAGTCTGAGTGTGAGATATTTGGCACCCGAGGAGTCAGGGTAACTATAGGTGGAGGTTATTGCGATATAGATTTTTACTCTATGCAGGATATTATAAATAGACTGTCTGGGAGCGAATTGTGATAGCGATGCGCGAAACAGTAGCTGATAAATCGCACGAAGAAAGGTTGCTAATCGCGATGGCAAAGCATTTAGGGTGTATGCACAAGCAGTCACCTAATCTTAAAAAGTACAGGCTAGATGGCTGGTTTCACAACGGGGCAGAGCCAGATGGTCGCGGGGATATGCTGGGCTGGGCAGAGTGTAAATGGTACGGGGACAACAAGAAGGCGTTTTGTGCGCTAAATGTTCCTAAATATATGGAAATGGTACACCTAAGCCAGGTGACTATGCTCCCGTCATATTTTATTTTTCGCGAAGATAACCGATTTGGGTATATTATTGTCCATGATGGTTTAATGCACAGGGCAAAATTTAAGGTCAGTCAGGCAGGGGGAACAGCTAATGGCAGACAGCCTAACCCTGATGACATTGAGCCGCTAATTATGTTTGATAAATCAGAAATAACCTGGGGGAACTAATGTTATTAAATACTAAAGAAGATTGGCAACCAGAGGAAGCCGATGTAATCGCCTGGCAGAGAACGTACCCTGCTATTAATGTCCATCAAGAACTAGCAGCCATGGAGTCATGGTGCGACGCTAACCCTACCAAAAGAAAGACCATTAAAGGCATCAAACGCTTTGTAAACTCTTGGCTTGCCAGAGCGCAGGACAGGGGCGGGTCGCCTCAAGCTAGACAACAGGGCAAGTCTGACAGCATTAGGGCAAAGACCATTGATATGCAGCTAACAGATATAAGCTGGCTTGATGGCGATAACTACCTAATGATGAAGCAGCACTATTTAAAAACTCGCGGTTTTTATTTCGATGGGGAGTTAAAAAATGCCTAGTAAAAACAAGCCAAGATATGTCGAGTTTAAGGGTGAGCATCCCTACTTTGTCAGCGGTGAATGCTACACCCATAAGGAGTACAGCGACTGGACGCAGCAAAACCATGAAGATGGTGGGGTGATGAGGGCAACTATTAAAGGTCGGCTTTATGGTGAGGCATTCTGTGAGCCTAAACACCTGGCCCCAAAGCGGCAGTTTATTTTTGACCCAGATACATCCAGAAAGGGCTACACCAAAGAGCGCAGGGAAAGGGTAAAGCGGCAGCCGCGTCTGGAGTCTAAAAGCGAGAGGCTATCCCAAAGCTGGCTGGGGGTGAAGTTATGACACAGGGCGACCATGTAAGAATTAACGATAAGCGGGAGGTAGAGGCAAAACTACCTTTTATCCTGAAGCGCATCGAGTCGTGGGATTTTGATAACCCCTTGGTGGTGAAGCTAGACAAGTATGAAAGCCCCAGAAGTTTAAGCCAGAACGCTATGAGTCATATTTGGTATAGGGAGATAGCCACAGAAATGGCAAAGAAAGGCCACAAGATAGATCACGCGGAACCCGATCAGGTGTGGAAGCTGTGGCTTAAAAAGCGTTTCTTGGGTGTTGACAGTTACTCGATAGGCAACCAGCACATCCCAGAGCAGGTAAGAAGCACCAGCAAGCTATCAAAAGGCGAAATGGTACACTTTTTGGATAACGTGTATCATTGGGCAAATAAGCAGGGCATTCGGTTATCAATACCCGCAGAGAGTGAGTATGCCGAACTACAGGCCAAGCAGGAGCAGTAATGGCAAATATCGACCCGAGGGTTTTAAAGGAATTTGCAACAACAGCAAGGCATCACCAGGTTTTGGATGCAGTCATTAGTGAAGGGTCGGCAAATAAGGCGGCTAAGTCATTAGGGTGCGGAAGGCGCGTCATAGATAAGATGCTCCGCAGGTTGGAAAGTCTTGCAGCAAGCCAGGGCGTATCACCGCATAGGGATTTGGTTCACCAGACCGCAGAGGGGTTTGAGGCAAAGCGAATATCTACTGCCTATAAAGACGATGGCTCTGTTGCGCTTCAGTGGGTTATCCAAGAGCCGCACAAGCGCGATATGAAGGCCAAGATTGACGCGGTAGTTGATGGCCTCACCGATGACCTAAAGGGCTTAAAAAAACCAGCCAAGCCCCCTGCCAAAGTCAACGCAGATTATTTAGCCATGTATATGATAGGCGACCATCACTTTGGGATGCTGGCCGACTCTGAAACAAAGCTAGATGATGATGACTGGGACATAAAGATAGCCACACAGATTCTTATTGATGCAACCGCCAGACTTTCCAAGCGCGTAGGTGATGCGGAGGTTGGTGTTTTGCTAAATGTTGGGGACTTCTTTCATGCAGATTCGAGCAAGAATGAAACTACCGCAGGTACTAGGGTTGATGTCGACACCCGCATTGGAAAGACCTTTAAGCTGGCAGGACGGCTGTTCCAGATTCTAATTGACCAAATGCTCGCAGTGCATAAAAAAGTCGTTGTGATTAATGTTCGCGGCAACCATGATTCTGATATGGCCTGTCACCTATCTAGCTGCATAGAGTTACTGTATAGCGAAGAAAAGCGAGTAGATGTGCTGCCTAATTATTCCAAGTTTATACACTACCAATGGAACAATAATCTTTTTGTTTTCCATCATGGCGACAGGATGAAGCACGAGCAGATTCTACAGGCAGTAATTAAGAATCTTGACGATGAATGGTCACAGTCTAAAAACCGCTATTGTCACTTGGGGCATATCCACCATCATACCGCTAGGGAAGTTGGCTCGATGCACTTTGAACACTGGGGCAGCCTGACCAGTACCGACCAATGGCACTCAGACTCAGGGTATGGCGCAGAGCGATCAATGACTGCCGTGGTTTATCATAAAGACAGCGGAGAAGATTCAAGGGTTAAAATTACAGTGGGGAATAAATGAGCAATGTTATCAACTTTCCACAGAACGGGATTCATGCTGTTAGACAGTTTTGCGATTGCGGTAATGGCCTTGAGTATTGGGTTGGCGACGATGATAACGCTTATGGTATTTGCCCTTATTGTAATATTGGGGTTCCTTGTGAAATTAAAGTCGTGGATTCGGAGGCAGAAGAATGAGCGCACTCAACAAACAGGAGGGTGGCGATCACTACAAGCTGGCTATCCAGCCAATCGAGTACATCACGAAGAACCATCTTTCTTTCATCGACGGCTGTATCGTTAAATATGCAACGCGTCACAGGTCAAAGAATGGCGCAGAAGATATAAAAAAGATCATCCACTATTGTGAATTATTACTAGAGTTAGAATATGGCGAAGAGGAAGAAATCTACTGTCGCTCAAGAGGTTGAGAAAGCGGCAAAGCTGATGCAGCGCCTGGTTAGGCTAAAGGCATCAGATGACAATGGATACTGTCAGTGCGTTACCTGCGGCAAGGTAGATCACTATAAGGCCATGCAGGGAGGTCACTTTATACCCAGGGGCAGAACAGTCTTCAAGCTATTCGAGGAAAACATCCACCCCCAATGCCCTAGCTGTAACCTGTGGGGCATGAAGCAAGCCCACTATGTTCTGAGATACAGGCAATATATGGCCGATACCTATGGCGAGAAAAGGGTCAAGGCTATGGAGCGTCTGGCTTGGAGGGCATCGCCCAAGTTTAACAGGGAAGAGGTAATACAGTTTGCCAGAGACTTAAAAGAGCAGATTAAGGAAGAGGAATGGCGCATAGGTGAGATGTAAAGTTATAAAAACAAATCCTTTATTCCATAATGTTATATACAAAAGGGTTTACTTTAGGGGGGAAAGGGTATTTAATACACCTACATTCAAAAAACAAAGGTATTAAACAAATGAAATTTACAAATCTTGAGCAACAAATTATCGACACTCTAAAAGAAATATTGCAAGAGACAGAGTGCGTTTATAGCCATGACCTAGTGAAGGATAACCCTACAGCCCTAAGAGGTGCATTATCTTCATTAGTTGCAAAAGGTGTATTAGATGTAGATAAATGCTTTCCTAGCAACGTAAATGGCGTTGATTACTACGAGGTTTTTTGGAACGAAGATTTGATAGCTTAATAGTCTAACCGCCCCCTGCGGGGGGCAATCAATCAAGGGGAATAATATGATCAACCATCCTTATAAAGTCGGCCAAGCAGCCGCACAAATTGAGCGCAAGAAACGCGCAGAAAGCCGCCAAGCAGCACTGGCCGCAGGTATTTTGTTTCTTATCTTTACCATTGTATCTAATATGGAATACACCGACTGTCTAAAATATGGTGTTTGCTAGTTTCCCCCTCTTGCCCCCTACGGGGGGCTTTTTTAAGGAGAATAATATGAAAGCTGATTTAAAAGACTTTGTGGGCTGGATTACATCAATCGACGATAGATGGGATGGTGACCTGATCGAATTAAGCGACAGCCAGAAAGATGCTGCCTGTTACACTTGGCTAAGAATGCACCCGACCTGGCTAGATGATATATTCCCACACACCTGCTCAGATAACTTTGATGCGGTACTGGATTTAACCTATCGCATAGGCCAGTATCAAGCATTACCATCTGGATCGCTTGCTTACTACTTTAAGTCGAAAGAGAATGAATACCGCGACCAGTGCGATGATGATGGGTTCTGGTCTGAGGCACTAGATGACTTTAAAGCTATCTTGAATGATGCTGAATTCGAAGAAGAAATAAGGGGTAGAATATATCTTTATATGGAAGATACCCTGAGGGAGAAGGTCTGGGAGGAATTCTGCAACTACCAAAACATAGCAAGGGCATTTACATGGGA